CGAACTCCCGTTGTAAACTTCTACCGCGTCGCCCGTGTACGCTGTCCGCAATTTGCGGAGTGAATAAGCCGCCGCCGCGCCTGTGTACGTGTCGAGAAGTGGCGTGTTTTGGGTGAAGTAGTCGCCGATGTTGGATTCGATGGAGGTTCGGACGCTGGATTTGTCCCCATTTGCTCCTGCGTAAATTAGTATTTCTTGAAAACTACCGCTGTACGTGTTCGATTGGGCACTTCCCATTATGCGCGTGGAACCCGTTGCAACAGTCTCGGAAATATTGCCACCGCTTCCTGTTTCCGTTCCACTTACGTACATCCTCAATTCAGGGTTTTCGCTTTTGTCCTGCTCAATGGAGAGTAGGCTTCGAGTTGTTAATCCGCCACCTGGCACGTATGTCGTGTTTCTACACCTTACCGCTACTTCTGTCGTAACCGTCCAGCAATTTAACGAACCCCCTTGAACATCAGTGAAGTCAAACATTTGGTTAGAACTCGAAACAGTATCAGCGTTATAAGTGATATAAACGCTTCTATCTTCCGAACCGCTACTGATTGAATTTGACTCAAAATAATCGTTACTCCCAAGTAAAGCCACTTTTCCGTTCTCCTTCACCAACGCGCCACCCGTGTAAATCGTCGGCTCGTCTCCCGTACTCGGTGCCGTCGCATCGTTCGCGTTTCCGCTTTGGTCTTTCCACGTTACCACCGTGCAAGTCGTACCCGTGCAGAAGGTATTGATAGCCGCCTCGTCGATGTCGCCATTCACAAAGCCGATTGTGGTCGTCGTGCTATCCGATGCCCTGCGGATAACCATGCAGTCCGTTACGTTGCCATTCAATCGACGGGTAGAATACGCCGCCGCTGCTCCGCTTCCGTAACTCTCATTCAGCAAGCCCGTAAAGGCGGGTGCGGCTGTGACCTCCTCCCACGTCATCTTCAAAGAGATTGGAACTGTGCCGCCCGTGCGTGCCTTGAGATACGCCAACAAAGTCGCTTTCGCGCTTGCAAACGTGGTGTCATCGGCGATGTCTGCAAACTGCGTCCAGTCGCCGCTGGTGTCAGGGTCGGCCTGCGCCTTCTCTGCATAGTACAGCTTTCGCCGAATATCGTAGCCGCTGGTTGGCGTGTCGCTCGATGCCGATTCGCTTAAGCCGTCGCCGTCAGCTTGCGCCGTGTAGTACAGCTCGACCGTTTCTGTAGCGCCCGATCGTAGCGTGCCCGCCTCCGAGCTGTAGCGTTGGTGATAGTAAGTATTAGGAACCGATGGAATGGACAAAGCAGACGCCGCCCAATACGTGCCATTGTATTGCAGCACCGCGCCTGAACTTGGCGTTGGTACTTGCACGTCGTCTAATTCGTCCAGCGTCGAAGCGCCCGCCGTGCCGCGCGACCAAAAGCCGCTTTGGTATACGAGCGCGTCGCCCTCCGCAGGCGTGCCGACTATCTTGACGTCGTTGAGGTCGTCAATGTTGTCAGGTATGGTATTAAGCTCCGTCTGCAAACCCGAAACGCTGCTAATTGGTAACGTTAATTCGTCTTGCTCTATCGTGGTCCACTCGCCCTGTCCGTAGCTAAGTAGCTGCCCCGCAGACGGTGAGCCTGCATCTACGTCCGTCAAGTCGTCAAGCGTTTCCGCGCCGCCCGCGTCGTCTGCCGCTTCCCAGTTGCCGCTCGTGCTGTTGTATGCAATCAGCTGGCCGTTGGTGACGCCGTCAACGTCCACGTCACTCAGGTCACCAAGCACCGCGCCCGTCACTGGTGTGCCTAACGCAATCGTCACGTCATCGCGCTTGATGCGAAAGGTAAACTTGAGCACCTGACTGTACCGGCGTGGGTCGTATTCAATCTCCACGTCAACGTCATTGAACTGGACGCTCTCAACGTTGACGCCGTTGTACGTGCCGCTCACGCGATCCAGTGCAGCACGGACCGCCACACCCAAATCAGCAGCTTCGTTGTAGCTGTCAGCATAGCACAGGAATTCAAACCGTACCTCATCGAGCTTAGACGGTCCGTCGTGGGTGTCTTCTGGATCAACAGAAAGCAACTGGTACACGATGAACGGCACAGCCGTCTCCTGCTCTGCAATCTCTGGAAAGATGTTTGTGCCAACAATATCAGTGACGCCGCTGTTGGCGCTGAGAATACCATATACTGCCTTTCCTACATTCATTTTTTTGTCTTCTTTGCCGCCTTGCGTGCTGCCTTGCGGATTTGGAATTCGTACTTCTTGCGCATCTGGGTGAACGCTTCTTGTTGTTTGTTACGAATGGACCGCTCAAACACGCCTTCATTCCTACCGCCGCCAAACTTCTGGTCACCGCCTTCTACGATGTTAGCAAACCATCCGTCATTTTCGTGCTTCATTCTTTTACCTACACGCGGCCCGACCCAGAATGTGGCATATCGCTTGTCAATTTGCCACACACGAATTGAGCGGCGAAGTGTACCAATTTCAATGTTGTCGGTCTTCTCAATTTTTTTCTGACCTCTACGTATGCGAATAACCTCACGCGCGTCCTTGATGTTTGCAACCATCTCCTTTTTGTAGATGTTGCCCACGGATCGGTGAATGCGTTTCTGCACATCCTTATCCTTGACTTGCTTGCGCAATTCCTCGAACTGCTTCATAAGCGGGCCAACGTCTACGCCGATACCTTCAAAGCCAGTACCGCCGCCTTTCATTTCTAAGCTACCGCGTGCCATCAGGTCCCAGTGATTTGACAAAGCATTACGAGCTGGTCCTGTCGGCCAACCTCCTCAATGCCTTGGATGTTGTAATACTTCGAATTGTACAGCACGCGGTCGTCCGCCTTGATGTCTCGGCTGTCGCTGCTGCTGCGAATTTTAAAGCGCACGCGCTGCACAGGCATATCCTGATCAGTAGTGATGCGCTCGGTCATTCCTTCGCCCGCCTTCATCAGCTCGGCCCATACGGTCAGCAAGGTGCTCCACGTCTGCACGCGCTCGCCGTATGCGTTCGTGCTCGTGGTGTATCGTTCCACCGTAATGCGTCGGTCGCTCTTGCCTATTCTCATCGGTCAGATATTACGCGGTAAGGATTCAGCAAGCTGTGGATCAGGTTGGGCACTTCGCTGCTGATAGTACCCACTACGACGATGTTGCGATTTTCGTAAAAGTGTGCGACCAACAGCTTAATGGCGTGCACCAAACCGTCAGGCACCTCGGCCTCAAGGTATCCCAACTCCATCGTCACCTGCACTCCGTTGCTGGTGTCTGGGTGCACGGTCGGCGGTGAGATGGTCGTGATGCGTGCTGGCTTGCGCTTTAGGTCGGTGTAGTATTGCGAGGTCGCCAAGGTCAGCGTCGTGCTCGGCGTGTTGTTGTAGACGATGCTGGTGACGCTGCGAACAGGGCCAACAGGAATTTCCCACGTACCACGGAACTCGTCGAGATACATGACCGCCGTGACGTCGCCCAGCTGTACGTTGCAATAATTCTGCACGTACTCGATGGCCGCACTGCGTAGCGCCTCGATCAGCGTATCCTCGTCGCTGTGGTCTACGCGCAAAAATGTTTTGAGGTCTGCGGTGCTGACAATGCTGGCCTCGGCAGCTGCGCCAGTAATCTCTAAAGTGTAGTACATGGGTGCAAGATAAAAAAAAGGCCCCGCATGGTTGCGAGGCCCTTTCTCATTCAATCAATCTACTCTTACGCGTCAGCGCCTGAAACGATTGCGTCGTTGTAAACGATAGCACCAAGTGAACCAGCTCGTCGGACTTTTGCGTCAAAGAAAGTGTCAACTACAATCTTGACCGTACCAGCTGAGATTCCGCTGAAGATGTCCAACGTCACGTCCAATCCGCCCCAGTTAGCGTAGAACATGTCAGACCAATCACCGTAGTACAAGAATCGCAAAGCGTTAGCGCCTGATCCCAATGCTACGTCCTCTGCGTCGCTCAACAACTGAGATGCATAAACCGCACTCAAATCGTTAGTTGGTACAGAACCGCTCGAAAGCACGTTGTAGCCCAACATGCTGCCGTTTTCGTACAAAGCAGCAACAGAACCAACTCGCGCCTTTTGCATCAAGTCAGCAACAGAAGTTGGGTGAGCAACAAACTGCGTGTTGTTCTCTGCACCGTTTGCAGTGATTGTAGACCACAAGCCGATGATGTCGTCAACAGTTACAGCAGGAATATCGTTGTCCGCTGTCTCTGCTCGCTGAATCAAGGTGCCTGTCTGACCAGCCAAAGTAGTAGCACCGCCAACACCAGTGATGGATTGCAAAGCAATCTTGTCTTGTACGTTGGCGATAGACCGACCAAAGTCAGCGGCGATGACTTCCGCCATGTTGCCGTTGGTTTGGTTGATGGCCTCCTTGGTCACGATCATCTGCTGTGCGATGCGAGCAGGTGACAATGTCTGTGAACCCATGGCACCAGTGTTGCCAGTGACGCCGACAGCTTCTGCTGGCTCTTCTGCTGCGTCAGTTGGCAAAGATGGCATCTTGATGTCACCAACAAAGCCGTTGAGCTGAGTAGCGCCCGTAGCTGCCAAGATTGAGTTGGAACGCAAAGCGCCAACCAATGCAGTTACCTCAGTGGCGACAGTTGTGACTGCGTCGTTTACTGAACCGCCTGCAGTTGTGCCGTATACGTTACGAGCTTCAACCAACATTGACTGTGGAATGCTGAAGTCGCCGCGCAAGCCAAGACCCAAGGCGCTGGCCTCGTTTCGTGCTTCTTGCATTACCTCCTTTTCCAAGCCAGTCACACCACCGTGTGCAGCTTCGCGCAAAGCCTTACCGAAGTCAAACTTGGCGTTTGCCTTGATCGCCTCCTTGTCGCTTCGTACAACGGCATCTTGTGCAACGGCACGAGCCTTGAGGCGCTGTTCGTTTTTTGCCAAGCCGTCGCGCTGCTGTTCAGCAGTCTCAAGCTTCGCGTGGATGTCTTGCGTTTCTTCCAAT